CAGCCTGTTCTTTAAAGGCCTCTTTGATGGAATCCAGTTGCTGGATAGAGTAATCAACATATTTCTCCTCTACCTTAAATTCGCCGCGAAGCTTTTCAAGATCCGTTTGAAGCTGAAACATGGATAGCTCATGTTTGCGCTCGTTAGTTTTGTCTAGGAATTTTAAGATCTCAGGCGCAAGACGAAACAAACCACCAAAGATTGAACCTAGAAGACCACCAGAAAGAAGGTCAAACATTACAGGCCAATTAGATTCTTAAAGAACGCCGCTGCGGCTCCAGGTCCTAAAAGAACCGCAGCCATGACCGCGTAAAGTATGTACTCAAGTCTTTTAAACTTTTGTGAACCATCTTGAAAGCGCTCGTCCACACGTTGAAATGACTCTTGAATGCCTTTGTAACGCTCCGCACAAATCTGCTCGTGCGTATCCAATCTCGCTTCAACTTCTGGGATTTGTTTCAACTCGCTCATGATCAAAATCCACGGAGCGTCTTTGCTAGTCTTGCGCGTTGGCCAAGTTTTCCTGGTGCCTTTGCTGCTTTGTTAAGGACTTTGGCAGGAATTTTCTTGTCCGCCGGCACACCCAACTGTTTGTGTAAAGCACCAGGTTTTTTGACCGCCTTTTGAATCCATTTCTCTGCCATAATTAATTCCTAGGTTAAATTAGTTCCGCTAATTAGCCATGTGGTTGAATCTAGTTTTATAGCCGAGGCAACACCATACTGAGCTAAAGTTCTTGTCCCAGTTGATCCTGTTCCCGATAAATACATAGTATCCGTATTAATTGCGATGCTTAAATTATTTGCTGACATATTGACAAACGCAATAATTGTTCCAGTTGCATAAGCCACTGAGCCATTAGCAGCAATAGTAAAAGTCCTTGCATTAGCATCTGACGCCGGATGCAATATTGCTTTTCCTGAATCAGCTAGCACCGTTGTGTAATCGGCAGATTGAGAATTAACTGGCGCATTTAAATAACCCACACTTGCTGAAGCAGGTGGGAAAGTCATTGTTGTGGAGTCAGTGCCTGCTAATGAAAGCGTATTGCTTGCCGTTAATGTTTTGCCATCGGCAATAGTAAGTGTGGCACTTGTAGCTGGTGCTGTAACTGCAACTTTGTTGATGCTTGTCGCTGCAGCCACACCTAAAGTAGGGGTCGTGAATGATGGCGACGTTGCCAAGGCAATTCCGCCAGAGCCTGTTACATTTTGACCGAGAGCTGTTGTTACGCCTGTGCCAAATGCTGTTGGCAGGGTCAACGAAGTTGCGCCGGTTGTCGTAAAGGTTAAAGTGTTTGCACCGGAGGTTGCTAGCGTCGAGCCATCAGCGAGCGTTAATGTTGCTGCTGTAGCCGGCGCTGTAAAGGCCACCTTGTTGATGCTTGTGGCCGTCGCTACGCCAAGCACTGGCGTCGTAAAAGTGGGCGACGTTGCAAACGCCAGTGCGCCCGTACCCGTCACACCCGTCGATGCACTTAATCCCGCCGCAATCGTCTCGCCGATGGTTTTGTTTGCGCCAAACCTTGTGCCAATGATTTGCACAGCCGGCGTACCCGCATTGTCCTTGTAAAACAGCCTGCCATCAGCAAAATTGATCGCCAATTCGCCAGCTTGTAAGTTGGCCGCGGTAGGTTGCGCAGTAGCCGATGAAGACCGATACAGTTGGATAGGGGTGTAATTAGTTGCCGGCATATCTATCTCCGCAAAACGGTCATCATTTTAAGCCGCTTTGTCTAAATGCAAAAGCCTTTCTAGAGCCTCTAAAACCGCTTCTGGGGCGACAAATTTGTTGGGATCATACTCGTAGCCTTCCCACCACAAAAATTGATTCTGAGCGAGATTGGTTCGATCCTTGAGCAGGTTGATGTTCTCTGGATGGCCAAAGATGTTAGGGTCCGATACCGACCAAAGGACGATCCCTGTTTTGCCTTCATCCCATCCCAAGTGTTGCATGAAACTATCGCAGGAAATCCATGTCGTGCATTGTCTCACTAACTGACGCAAAGATTGAATAGGTAGATTCTTGCGAAAGTCCGGCACCAGTTGCTGCTCACCTTCAACACCCACTTGAATCACTGAACCTGGTAAATGAGGGATCAAAGTCTCCCAAAAAGGATAGTCCTTAGGATTTCTTTTACCGCTAAGAAGCTTCTTTGCAAAGGGCGCTATCAAGATCATAGATACATCTTCCTGTAAGCACCTTCTAAACTCGTGCTCCACTTCCAACGATCCATCTTGGCATAGACGTTGTACATCTCAATGTCACCAAATAGATGCTGGGCTTCTGCAATAGATTTACAAGGAATAATTTCTGGATAGCATCCAAACACGACTGGATTCTTGATTTCTGGCAAGACATGCGTAAACACAATGTGATCACCCATGCCATTGTTGAGAACTACGATGGTTTGATCTTTATGAGCTAGCATGTTGCGAAAGATTTGCTCGTCATGTGCATACATCTCTTCTTTGCTTTCCATGCGAATGCCACCCGATGGCGCTTTCAAATGCCAAGTCACCGCATCAGGCACCACTAACAACTCGTAGCCCTTTTGTTTCAAACCGAAGCTAAAAAGCGTTTCTTCTCGATGCGCAACGCGAGACAAGCCTAAGTTGTAGTCGTAAACCCCTGCTCGATACAAAAAACTGCAATGCAGATGATCCACGCACTTGATCTTTTTAATCCGCTGCCATTGTGGATTGGGTTCATGATCAATCGCTTCAATCTTGCCTGTAGGATTGGCTTCTTCAAAGTAATGCGGTGGCATGAGTACAGAGCCGCCAACACCGCCCACCTTAGGTCCTGTGTGCGCTAGCAAAACTCCAAGTACGTTTGGCTCAGGAATTGCATCGTCATCAACGCGCCATACCCAATCAAATCCCATCAAGTTTGCCATTTGATGATTGTGATGCTGGCCCTTTTGTCCCGCCCAAAGCCATTCCCAAGCGATGTTCTTTGCATCCATCATCCAATACAAGTTCTTGTATATCGGGTCATGACGCAAGTCTTGATGCGGATTGTTGTCGTCAAAAATAACAATCTTGTCAGGCTTGCGCGTTTGATTAATCACCGCCTGCAGGGTAATTGGCAAGGTGGTATGAGAGCGACCCCTTGTTGAGATTGAGCAAAGTACGTTAGGCATTCCAGCGCCCAATCAGCAAATTAAGTCTGTTTTGTTCATCAATAGACTTAGGCGCGGCTGAGATATTGCCCTGCTCATCAATGTAGTTAAACTCAAAGCCTGGGAAATGAGACTCATTCAAGCCATGAAGCTTATGATGCGGCCCCCAAAAGCCTACCGGCTCGTTCATTGGAACCGTAAAGAGTAAGGTCTTGCAATGTTGCTTGAGCTTTTGTAAGACTTCCAAGCCGTTATCAAGGTGCTCAATGACCTCGAAGGCGATGATCGTGTCGTAGTTGCCTAATTCATAAGTGTTGATGTCGGCATGCACAAACTGCGCCTTAGGATTCCAATTTTGTTCTTTGGCCACATCTACAATGATCGGATCGTAATCAAGACCGGTGTATTCCACGCCCTCTGGCATGAACTGCACACCATAACCGCTTGAGCAGCCAAGTTCAAACACGCTCTTGCCCTTTACATGTTGCGCGGCCCACTGGTAACGCGTCACTTCCCGCGGGAACACTGGATCGCCCTTGAGGAAGACTGCACGCTCCCAATGGTTTGATAAGCGCCAGCGGTACCAGTCTGGATTGTACTTCTTAGCTAATTTAAGTGAGTTGCGTAAAAATATATCGTGATAATTGGGCACCAGGTTGGTATCAAGTACCGTTCCTTCGCCCTTGTGAAAAATCGGGAACACGCCTGTAAACTGGCTTCCATTCCACGTTTTGGGCGAGCATTCAATCACCTCAAATCCTGCCTTTTCAGCCTCAATACAAAACTCGGTATCTTCACCGCCGCCGACACCGTATTCCGCGTTAAGAAGGCCTATGCGATGAAAGACGCCGCGCTTGATCATAACGCAAAAGAACACGGCAAAGTTTTTTCCAGCCGGCTCTGACGGCCCCTTAATGACACATGAGATGCCGCACTTTTCATGATCGTTAAATGGCTGATGAAGCATCTCTAGCCACTGATTTTTAAACTGCGGCAAGAGCACTGTATCGTTGTTAAGCAAGACAATACGATCTGTGCGCGTAGCTACGATGCCTGCATTACACGCCCCTGAGTAGCCTAAGGGCTGATCATTCCATACGACTTTTAAATGCTTCTCAAAGCCAATCTTTGCAAAGTCTGTTGACAAGCCTTCTAAGTATTCTTTCGTGTTGTCTTTGCAACCGTTGGCTGAAATGACAAGGTCAACATCAGCCATGTCTGTGTAATTGAAGATCGACTCAAGGCATGGCTTGAGCAGATCATCGCAATGGTTATAGGTAGGGATGACAATGCTATATTTCATAAAATTATGCAGCTTGGGGCTGCTCTACCTCATCCCATGATAGGGTAGCTTCATTCCATGAATACATCTTTCCATCAGTTGGCATGGCAACAGGTGAATGCCATTGCGCTGTGGTTTCATTCAGCAGCCACGAAGGAAAAGGTTTGGGAGGAACAAACGCATCAATTGACTCATTAAATGTATAGCCAATACCTGCGTAGTTTTTACGAATGTTTGCGTTATACGAAGTCTGTACCCAGCGTCCGCCGAGCAAACGCTCGCAAAAAGCCGCGCCAATATGTTCCTTCTCAACGCCCGTAGCGTCTGCTGTTTCTTTGTTGTCAACTACGACAACACGCAAGACTACGTTGTTTTCATCCAATTCAGCAAAGTGAGCCATTACGCCTCCAACTTGAGTCCGGTTAAATCCATTTCTTCCCCGACAACTCCCACGGGAAAGGTATTAAATGATAGTGAGATTCTTGTATCCTCGCCTTTGACTTCAGGAACCATGTGCGTCAGCGAAGAAGGAAAGAGCATCAGCCTGCCTGCATAAGCCTCAAACCACCACGATTCAGAGTTATACGGATTCCACTGTTCCGGCGGAAATTTGATCTGCTGCCAGCCATCTTTGTAGAAGTAAATCCTGTCATCAGGGTTGGTCTGGACGTAGAACACACCTGAGATATACGAATTAGGATGCG